CCGTCCGTGAAATGCTTGGCACGTTGGACCTCATGCGCGGCCCACGTCTCTTTGAAGTCATCCGCATAAGCCAAGTTGTTCTCCCTCATGTACTTGGCTCTCTTGGTGCGGCTTGATATGTCGGTCCCATCCGTTGCACGCAAGTCCGATAGCGTCTCATCCGCCGCCAACATCGGGGCCTCAATGACACGTTCAGTTTTCACCTTGCACTCGGGGCAGTCGAACTCACGATCAGCCGAGTACGCTTTGATTGAACACACGCGGTGAAAGTGCTCTCCACACTCATTGCACTTGTAGCGATAGAAAGCCATCGTCTTACCCCACGCTCGGTTTCTGACCGCTCACCCCAGCACCCTTTGCTGCGGGCATATTGGGGTTAGGTTGTTGCATCACTTTGTTCTGCGCCTGTATGCGGGCCACAGCCATGTCGTGTCGGTCTTTAACGATCTGGTGCATCATGGCTTGCTCGGATTTCTGTGCGTCAGCACTCATTTTTTGCTCGGCCATGGCCTGATCTATCTGCATCTTCTGCTGGGCCTGAGCACCCTGCATCTGCATTTTCTGTTGCGCCTCTTGACCGCGCATCTGCATCTCCATGTGCGGGTCCTCACTGGCCAGCACTTGCGTCTCAGCGGCTAACTTCTGGGCCTTGGCTTGACGCTCCATGGTCTGAGCCTTCGTGTTCTCCACTTCAGCAATTTGTTCAGGAGATGGCTGTGGTGGTTCAGGCGGCTTACTTGCGGCAGCTATCGCGTGGTCTAAGATGCTCTCCACGGCCTTAGCCCCTTTGACCCCGGCCAACATCGCTTGCATCATCTGCAACACGAACGGCGCTGACCCCGGTACGCCCTGAATCACAGGCGTCATCTGGGCCACAAAATTACCAATGGCGTTCAACAAATCCGCACTGTCTTCTTTCTTCTGCGCCCAGTCCACTGCCGCCATGGTGTCAGCGTCCACGTTCACACGGTACTGCTCCATGCCCATCTGACTAATCACCTCAAGCGCTGCTGGGATGTGCTCCTTATCGGACGTGTACTGGATGTTGCTCATCTTCACAATCGTGTCAGGCTGAAAGTGTGTGGCGATGATCTCGGCCTTAATTCTCAAGGCGTGACGCACCCATCTAGCTAATTCAAACTGGTAATACTGCAAACGAGTCGAGCCGAATTGCGCCTTGATCTGCTGTGCCGTGGCCGTCTCACTCGCTTTAGACGAGCCACGCATAATGTCGCTAATCCCCAGCACCTCGTAAATCTGCTGAGTCTTGTCACCGCGCTGCATACGCAAGTATTCAATCGCTTTAGCGATCATCTCGATGGGCACAAACTCAATCTGACCCTTGATGCCGCCCTTCTCTGCAAACATGGCCCAGTTATCCACCGGAATCAATCTGTTCTCAACGCCTTCCGTAAACAACTTCTGCACGCCCTCTGCACTCTTGTCGTAGACCCCAGTGACTTTGCACGCCTCGGTCAAATACTTGATGCGCGTGTTAATCACATCTAACTCATCGAACTGGTCTTGTGCAAAGACGTACAACGCTCTGGGCATCATGTTCGAGGTCGTTGTGTTCATCATTGCGGGCTTGGGGCATGGGAAGAAATCATCTAACCCTAACGGGTCGTCTTTCACGTCCAGCACTACATCAACACCCTTGGCGTACCAGTACACCTTCTTATCGTCTTTCGACCAAATCTCAAACACTTCAGCCCGATCCCACGGCTCGTTCTGAGGCAGGCCATCGTGGCCACCCTCTTTGGTCTTAGGTTTCTTCGCATAGTTCAACTGCGCGGCAATGACTTTGCCGAACCGTTTCTCGGCTTTCTCTTTCACTAAATATGTTCTACGCCCCACCCAGCGCACTTCTTCCCACGTTCTCGCGGGAGACCAGAAGAAGTCACCCCAGTAGATGTAGTCGGTCTGAACTTCTTCGCTTGTGATCTTCTCAAACTCAGCGGCTGGCTCAATTTCTTCCAGACTGTGCGGGTGCACAATGGCCGGGACCATCACCATCTCGGTCTCTACCTCATAGCGGAACCAAAGTTGGCCCAAGCCCACGATCAGCCAGTCGCTAATGCCGTGGCGCAACGCCGCATCGAAGTCGCTGCCATCTTCCTCAAGGCCACTGTTGAGAATCCGCTCGAGCATGGTCGCGGCCACTCGCGCCCCATCGTCCTCGGCATCGTAATTGGATCGTGCCACGTCAGCCTTAGGGGGCCGCGCGTACAAAGACGCTTTCATCGTCTCAATGGTTGACCAAAATAAATTCACTCGACTCTCAGCCGATTCAAATCCATCGCGCTGATCGAGATACCGCTTGTTGATCTTCTTACTGTCGTCGTGCCACTTCAGCACCTCTTTGCCCGCGGCCTCTATCTCTTTATTCCAACGTATCGCTAACCCGGCGGGGGTGTTGTCGTCTGGTTTATCCAGTCCATCGTTAAATTGGCTCATCATTTATCCTATACGTGCATTTTGTTTGGGGGCGGTATCCCAGATCATGTCGAGTGAAAACTGATACTGCTGGGGTGCGTCTGGAACGACTATTTCTGCGGCGTAATCGCGCTGTTTTCTAATCTTTAATTTCTTAGCCACAATTGCGAGATACCTGAAGCTATCGCTCGCATGACTGTGAGAATCGTGTTTCGGTTTCTGCCTGAAGGTCCCGGTCTTTTCGTCCCACTCACGGCTGTATGCTCGTAAGTGTTCGAGGCCCTCGTAGGTGGACTGCTCGTTAAACCAACACAACGGTATGACTTGCCTAGCCGCTTCGATCCCGTCTTGCAACGACATATCGGGAACCAGATCGGGCTTGATGCCCTGCTGTAAAAACGTCTCAACCATACTTCGGCCCGTCTGCAATGACTTTGCCTTCGCGTCATGCGGCAACCAGACGCGATCTACCGTGTAGGGCAGGGCCTTTATCCACTCAACGTAGTGCGATATGGCCTGACTATTGGCCTCATAAAAATCAACAATGCGGTAGCCTTCATTCGTGGTCTGCCAGACCCACCAGCTACATGAGTCGGTGTAGCCTAAGTCGGCCACGACCTCCACGTGCAGAGCCTTATCCACGGGGAAGTCTTTAACTTGGCCCGCGTCATAAATTTTGCCAATTTCTTTGGCCCAATACGCTCCGGGGATGGACGCATCGAATGAACACTCGAACTCACGCTCATAATCCGAGTCCGTCATCTGCGCTTTGGCGTCTCTTAACTCATCTGGGTGCAGTAGGTTGCTGTTGCTCGCCTTGACTTCAATGAGCAGGTGCGAGGCCGGATTCAATCGCGCTTCTTCACGCAAGTTCCAGAACATATTTTTGCCCTTGGGCGTGCCCGCGAAGATGGCCCAGCCGCGACGATCACTCAAAGCCGGTCTCAAGACGGAGTACCAGATACTCGGGCGCATATCGCCGACTTCATCGAGTACGACGCCATCAAAATACAGGCCACGAAGACTGTCTGGGTTATCTGCGCCAGCGACAAAAATCTTCGAGATACCACCCTTGCTGTTGCGAATGAAAACGGTCAGTTCCGACTCGTTTGGTTTCTGTGCCCAGAGCGGTTTTGTCAAGTCTTTTAGATAACTCCATGCCACGCGCTTTGCCTGATCTCGGAAAGGCGCGAGATAGGCGAACTGCGGGTTGGGGTATGGTGTTTCCAGTGCCCCCACGACCAAATCGGCGCAACAACTGACTGTCTTACCCGCCCGCCTGTGGCAGACTAATGTTGTCCACCTTGCTTTCCTGTTGTGCAGGGCCATGGCGAACGGTCTGGGCTGGTAGGTTTGGATGTCCATCAGACTTTTTGCGTAACATCAACAGGACGGGCTGAAGTTACTAAGATCAACTTAGTTACTTTTCGTTCTAAAATTTGAAAAATTACAGATAGCGGTCCTAGCAGCCGCGGCCACCCCCCACCCCCGGCTCGACACACCCCTCCATGCACTAATTTTTCCTTGATATTGCACTGCATCATAAAAAAATGCTTAGTTTTAAGGGGTGAAAGTCCACAATATGGACTGAAAAGGGGCTTTTTGCTTGAGGCCAGCCCGCCCCACCCCCTCCGGCGTGTGTAGCGTTTTGGCCGTCGGTCTTTACATCCGACGGTGCAAAGCTGTAAGCCATTGATTTATAAGGCATTTACGCCCCTTCGTTGGTTAGACTGGGCGTGCTCTGGTCGTTGGGTTCTATTGTTTCGGCGTCGATCACTAGGCCGCGGCTCGAGTTGCCGAGCCACGACAGGCTTATGGCAATTGGTGCACCATCCGCCCCCGTAACCTCGTTACGCTCGCGCCAAACCTTCGGGGCGCGGTTGTTCAGCCAGTAGCGTTGCGCTGTGGGGTCAGCGGGCACGCTCTCTGTGGTTTCGTGTATCTCTACGCGGCCGTCGGCCGTCGTGACTTTCTTCGTGATGGTTTTTTTCAGTTGGCCAGTCGCGCGGAGGTACAACGCGGAGGCTACGGCCGTGTCGGCAATAACTCGCTCTTGATTTAGGGCATCGGCAAACTTGGGATTTTTCGCTTGCCATTCGTAAACCTGCGACACGTTCACCCCGAACTGTGCGGCGATGTCTTCGCGGGTGAAACCGGCACGGATGTACTCGCGTGCCTTGTCAATAAACTCCGGCCGAAATAATGTAGGTCGGCCAGCGTGCGGCCGTCTAACTATTTTTTGGGGGGTTTTTTGCGTGTTCTCCATTCGCGGAGAATAACCGCGTTTCACGCCTTTGTAAATGTTTCACGTGAAACAATCACACTTTGCAAATTGTTTCACTTGAAACAAAGTTGTGCGATTGTTTGACAAAACGCGAAAAAACCAGCGTGTTTTTGCCCTATACCTGACTATCAACCCCGACAAAAACCGCGTAGCGGGCTGTTTGATGCGTTCTAGAGGCTATTGTAAAAAAGCAACAAACGATAAAAATATTTTTAAAATAATTGTTATTTTTACGCCTTTTTCTCTTGACAACGATATTACCTTCGGGTTATAGTCTGTACATGGGATGCAGCAACGCAAACCAACAAACGGAGAACCGAAAATGAAATACACGAAAACACAAAACATTTACACGCTGTCAACCGAGCAAGTCGCAGCGTT